GGCTATAGCTCAATTGGTAGAGCGCCTGCCTTGCACGCAGGAGGTCAACGGTTCGATTCCGTTTAGCTCCACCATCATTCTTATTCTAAACAGCGAAATAATCTCAATATGGTAGAAAAAATACTCCTTAATATAGACGAGGTTAGAATTGCGACCAATCTTAGTCAAACCACAATTAGAAAGAATGTGCTTGAAGGTACGTTCCCGATGCCCTATAAGTTTGGAACACGAACGCTTTGGCGTGTTGGTGACCTGAACCATTGGGCTGATAATCTAGTGAACAATCCAGTTGTCAAAAAAGAGACTCGCGGCAGAAAGAGAATGGCGATCTAGTTTAATAACTTTGCTAAGTCTGTGGCATTTAGATGGGTATATCTGGCTAACATCTGAACACTTTTGTGTCCGCTAATTGCTTTAACCTGCATTACGTCTAACCCCTTTTCAAATAGCCGTGAGCAAGCCTCATGTCGCAAGTCGTGAACGTTCAAATCTTCAATATCGACCTTTCTGCAAAGCCTTAAGAACGCGTGACTAAAGGATGATGGCAGAAAGGAAAATATAGAACCATCTTCCCTTAGCGGCATGTCTTCAAGCGTCTGCAATGCTCTATTAGATAAAGGCACCTGTCTTGATGTATTATTCTTGGTGTCAGGCAAATAGGCAACAGTCCCTCTTATCCAACTTCGTCTTAAGCCGATGATCTCACTACGGCGCATTGCGGTTTCGATAGCTATGATGATAAATGATTTCATCTCCTGATTGCAGTTAGTTAGAAGCAGCTCTTCTTCTCCTTCATATAAGCGTCTATCTCTGCCTGGATTAATTTTTGGCTTACCAACGGCTAAAACGGGATTGGCAAGAGGGTAGTTCCATTCGCTGATGGCTATAGTGAAGATGTGAGACAATAAAGCCATGTCCTTCTTTACAGTGTTGCCATTAACGCCTGATGCAATTCGTGCATCACGCCATGAAGCAATATCAGACTGCTTAATTGAACCTATAGTCTTTTTAGCTAATTTATCAGCTTTCCATAAATTGATTCGATAGGTTTCTCGATCAGCGCCTTTCTTCTTTATAGTTACCGTTGATCGATAACGCTCAAGGCAGTCTAAAAGAGGTATGCTCAAAACTTCACGATCATCAACATAAGAACCTGTGCCCATTTTTGACTCAATGGACAAAGCCCAGCGTTCGCCTTCTGCTTTGGTGTCAAAAGTTCTGGCAATCTGTTCATGACCCTTACGGCGTATTTGAACGTACCAACCAGAATTTCTTTTTAAGAAGCGTGCCATCTTATCCCTTGTCTAAATTTAGATAAGAATTTTACATGAAAATAAAGTGAGGTATTTTTTTTGAATGGTTCAGAAATGGTTCAAATAGCACGGGATCGATTTCTTAAATCCCGTAACGTATTGATTTTTATGGTGGCGATAGGTGGATTTGAACCACCGACCCCGGGGTTATGAATCCCGTATAGAGCCTTATTTATCAATGCGTTGCATTGTTAAGTTGTTGATAATTATGATCTTTTTAGTTTTGCACTGTCGTCGGACTCTGTAAATCTGAACCATTCAATGGTTCAGAATTGGTTCAGGACAACTCTATCATCGTTAAATGTGAAACCCTTGAATCATGTAGCTTTAAAGAAATGTCAGAATCCGTGTTAAACAAAGTTTTCTTACCGAAAGCGGAAACTTTCAGCAATTGACGATTATATAGCGCCTTCAGAAATGGTTCAGGATTGGTTCAGCACATCTAATCATGTTTACAGTCATCAAGTCCAATTCTCTTGTTAAATTTTTTAACAGCATTGTTCGCTTTTCTTGAATACTCATTGGCAACACTTTCGCTTTTGAATTTTGCCAACGGATAATCTCCCATCAATCCGATGGACTCGATCATTACGAAAAAATAATTTCCAATCTCTTCAACATAGGTCATTTCATAACCAATGCAGCGAAGGTGACTAAAAATAATAAAAGGCAGACAATGGCATTGCTTCTCCAAATATCCACAGCTTTTAGCGAAGCACCTACGCGATCATTTGCAATTGCGATCCAGTAATTTCTATTTTCAAACTCTGCGGCAGTCACATCTTCATATCTGCACCATTTCCCATCCAAACTCTCTTCAGGATTTATATCAGATAGATAAGTAAGAAACTCACCTCTTTTTAAATTTAGATCAAATCTTTTCACCTTCATACTCTCTATAATTAATATTGGTCATATAAGAACGTCTTATCCCGTAAATGCGCTCAAGAATTTTGCAAATGTCGATTGGAAGAATTAATAAATAATCCTTGTCGGACTCAATGATGGTGGTCACATTTTTATTTGTGCCAATTGTGCTAAATGAAACTTTGTATTTATACATCATAAGTTATCACTTACTTATTTAATCGGTTCTTTATTTTATGCAACATAAGATTAAAATCTGAGTTGTCTAAATCTATAAGCTCTTGCATAATCCCTTTTGTTTTAAGCTGAGAAATTAATGATATTCTGGTTTGGGTAAGGCGATCTACTTCTAACTTCGCTTTGGCGTGACGAACCTTCTCGACAAGCATTTCATTGTTGGGGTCAAATTGAGACACCCACATGCCGCATAACACTGCCTGTGTCACTCCCAGCTTTCTAGCCATTAACGCAATCATGCTCTTGGTTTCAATAGTAACATTAGCCGTAATGACGACCGTTGTGTTAACTTTCTTAACCTTCTTCTTTTTCATCTTGCTTTGCTTTGCTGCATACTGTGTTTTTTGATATAAATGCCAGACCTTTTGAGCTAAGTAGTTCCTCAAGAGCCTTTCCTTTAATATCTTCATTAACTATTCTTTCAAATACCTCTTTTACTTCGCTAATTTCTGGCTTTATGTAGCCACTTTCTTTATCTTGCTGCTTTATTAATCTAACGCGGAGCATTTTCATGTAAGACCTTTCTTTTTTGATTCTATCGAAGCGTCTTGATGCAAACTCCCAATTATTATTGCCGATGGTTGCGCTTGTTATCGCTTGCTCAACAAATCTAGCTTCGCTAATGCCTAGATTTTTTGCAAACTCCTTTACTAAGGAGCAGGCATGAACCGATATACTTGCTTGAAGAGGGAAGCGGGTAACGTCTTCGTAACTCACCTTATTCCATCCTGTTATAATTGATTTTCTGTTACCGCTTTGCGTCTTCTTAATCATAATTTAAAGTCAGCTCCTACTGGCAATATTCCTTGAGAGAATCCATTGGTTGATTCGATAATGGCTCTGCGAGTTGCAGAATGAAGCCTCAAGTGTTTGTTAAACTCATCGCAGAAATCTACAATGTAGGCAACATTTGCAACATTGCCAGATTTCGCTCTAAGACCTCTTCCTATTCGCTGCCTTAACGCAACCTCAGCCTTTCCGCCCCCTGCTAGAATAATCATCCCAACAGCGGGAACGTCAACTCCAACATCTAAAATGGTTGACCCTATTAACGCATCAATTGCTCCACTTTTAAGCTTGTCGAGCGCAATTCTTCTCTCTATCTGAGAATGCTCACCATACATAAATAAGCACTTAACTCCGATATTTGTAAGCATCTCTTTTAATCGTTCGCCGTGAGCTTTGTGCTGTACGAGAATCATAGATTTTAAAGCATATTTAGCAGCTCTTTCGACCTCAAAGACGATGGCTTTATTTCTGAACTCATTCTCTACAATGCCAATGCGATAGGCTGATTGCCATGATGTTGAGTTTGATAAAAATTTAGGTTTTTCTGTAGAGACAAACTTGAAATAGGGCTTTGCAAGAATGCCTCTTTCAATAAGGGTATTTTCATCTACATGAATACCAACTCCACCCACTGCGGCATGAAGACGCATATTACTTTCGCCATTTGATTTCATAAAGGGGGTAGCTGTCAACGCAAGGCGATAGTTGGCATTGGTACAAAGTTTTAGGATTTCATAATAACTATTGCCGCTGATCTCATGCGCTTCTTCTAGGATAACAAATTCAAACTTCTCCAATAAACGCTTTGTCTGCTCCATTCTTGCTGGGTCTTTCAGCATAGATGCAAATGTCTGAACCATGCCAACATTAAAGCCTCTTTTTATAGACAAGCTGCCATCGCCAATCACTCCAACTCTTTCGCCCATATCTTCAAAGGCATCTTTCATTTGGTGCATAAGAACACCTCTTGTCGTTAGAAACAGAGTCATTCTATTAATGCGTTTATAGGCTAGCTTTGAAACTCTCGATTTACCACCGCCTGTTGCAATATGAGCAACCATCCTTCCCTTGTCTTCAAGTCGTCTAACGGTATCCATCTGATAGTCATATCGCTTTTCTTCTGGGAAATCATCTACCTTTGGAGATATGTCGCCTAATGGTTCTGGAAGTGATTTTTTGACGAACTGCACAATATGACCCTGTTTTTCCAACAAGGCTTTGATATGCAAAGCAAATCCAGAAGGGAAGGTTGCGTCCGTCATTTTAAAGAATGACGATATGCCAGACCAGTTTCCAGACTTGAACTTGTCACTATATTCCGCGCCCTCAACCTCGTAAGACAGTGCATCTGAAACAAACAGTTTCATGCCTCTGGATGGGTTAACTATTTTCGCTTTTGTGGCGTTTGAGATTATTTGAACAACTGCCATTTTAATAAGTGTTTGTTTTGATAGGTGTTTGATGATAGCATCATACACAATAAGTATCTAGTGACTAATTATACGATAAACAAAATGGAACAGACAAAAAAAATAGACATTACCTATCTTGCCCCAGAGCTACTCATTAGCAACCCCTGGAATTCCAATGTTATGAGCTTGGAAAATGAAGCTAAGTTGGCAGAAAGCTTAAAGCGTAACGACATGTATGATGCCATTATCGCAAGGAAATTATTTGATGGCAGCTATCAAATATTGGGCGGAGAGCATAGAACAAGGGTTGCAAAAAAGATTGGCATGAAGGAAATGCCTGTTATAGTTTTGGAGAATATTAGCGACAACAAAGCTAAGGAGATAAGCCTAACCCACAATGCTCGTTACGGAGCTGATGATAGTCTAAAATTGTCCGATCTGCTTAACTCCCTAGATGATGCGAACATTTTAACCGATATTATGCCCTATAGCATGATTGAAATTGAAACGCTAATGTCGGCATCAAAAGTGGACTTTGAAAGCTTAATAGGTCTTGATGATTTTGACGATGATGACTTGGAAGGGTTAAGCGAAAAGACTTTTTTGCCAAAGACCCACACCATTATGCGATTCAAAATCTCCTTAGAGGATGCGGCAAGTATCGAAGAGATGCTAAAGAGTACGATAAAAATTAATGGGTTTACAGAAAGTGACGCACTTACGAACGCGGGAGATGCGCTAGTTCATCACTTATTAAGCACTGCATCTTCGCCAGAAGAGGAAGATTAGTGAAATGGACAAAAGAAGCTCTATTGATTGCAAAAGCTGTGCTAATAGACGATCTCAGAATATTTGCGATATGTGTCATTATGGAGAGTTGTTTGAGGAGCAGGACGCATTTGAGTTCGAGGACAGAATAGGCATGACGGGATATTTAGATGACTATGAAATCGATGTTTTTAACTAAATGTAAGTCATTGGTGACTTATAATTTTATAGCTAAGACGTTTGCGATCACAGCGGCATCAATAATAACGCTATGTGAAAAAGCAATCTCACAGGAAATAGAGAATGACGAAAGATAAAGAGAAAGACGATCAAGAAGTTGTATCGTGGAAAATCGAGAATATTCTGCCTTATGAAAAGAATGTAAAAATTCATGACGCGGATCAGGTCAATAAAGTAGTAGCGAGCATAGAGGAATTTGGATTTAGAGGCTATGTTACCGTAGATGAAAACGGCGTTCTTTTAGCTGGGCATGGAAGAAGACTTGCAGCTTTGCAAATGGGATTCAAATCATTGCCAGTTCTAATTATTAGGGACTTAAATGAGAAGCAGAAGAGAGCTTATAGAATTGCTGACAACAAAACAGCAAGCGTAATCTATGACGACACAATGCTTGGCAATGAGATAAAGGAGTTACTTAGCGCAACTGAGAATGAGCTTGCTATTATGGATGTTGCCGCATTGGGTATAGATACCATTGAGCTAGATTCTATTTTTCAAAAATTCTCAATAGATGAGATTAGCGGAATGATAGCGCCTTCTGCAAGCGCAACTACAGAAGAGACAAAGTCCAAACCTGTAGTAAAAGAGGTTGAGTATGAAAAATCTTATATCGTGTCCATTAAATGTTCAGGAGAGATTGAGCAGCTTGAGTTATACAATCAACTCAAGGCTGATGGTCGTGAATGCACCGTTATGACAATGTAACTATGCCAAAATTTACTCACAAATTAGAGATAGAGTACAAACAATCCTTTCGATCAGCTTGCATTGAGGGAATGTTTGATGTGCCAATAGAGAAGAAATTATCTAAGTCTTGGGATGTAGATATTCCTATCGAGAACGAAGAGTGGTCTATAGGTCTAATTGTTGGACCTTCTGGTTGTGGCAAAACAACCATTGGAAAGGTCGCATTCCCTGACGCAAAACTGTTTGACGGCTCTCGTCATGAGAATTGGAACTCTAACTGCTTCGTAGATGACTTTGCAGAGAGTCTTCAGGTTCAAGATATCGTTGAGTCATTGTCAAAAGTTGGATTTAGCTCCCCTCCCAATTGGGTGCTTCCGTTTTCAGCGCTAAGCAATGGTCAAAAGTTCAGAACAGAGATCGCTCGTTTGATACTGGAATCTAAACCTGGCGAAACCGTCATGATCGATGAATTTACTTCAGTGGTAGACAGAACGGTTGCTAAAGTTTGCTCTGCGGCAGTTCAGAAAATGATTAGATCGTCTGGCAGAAAGATGGTGGCAATCTCTTGTCACTACGACATAGCGGAATGGCTAGAGCCAGATTGGATTTATCATGTTGACACAGGTGAGTTTAAGATCACTAGGGGGATTCTTAGGCGACCACCTATCGAACTCGTCATACGAAGGGTACATCACTCTGCATGGGGAATTTTCAAAGACCATCATTATTTAAACGCTTCGGTTAACAAGTCGGCGCACTGCTTTGTTGCATTTCTTGATGGAGAACCTGTTGCGTTTGGCGGAGCCATACCCTTTCCGCACCCCGTTTTGAAAAACATGTGGAGAGCGCATAGAACAGTTTGTTTGCCCGACTATCAAGGCGTTGGAATAGGCAGTGCATTGAATGACGCAATAGCTCAACATTTTATAGATCAAGGAAAGCGATACTCAGGCGTTGCAAGTCACCCAGCCATGATAGCCCACCGTCTTCATTCTAAAAAATGGATTATGACAAGAAAGCCTGGTCGAGTGCCTGTCAATGGAAAGACGGGAATGTTTAAAAGCTCTTCAAACAGAATAACCGCATCATTTGAATATATAGGAGACAAAAGTGACCCCAGTAATAGTTGATACGGCTTTCATGTTTGCCTTCATCTTGCTAATAAGTTATCAAACTTTTTTTGATGACGATGATCATGCTTAGATGCGTTTTAAGCTTGCCTTCTGCTAAAGATATAATAAGTTACTCATTACTTATTATATCTGCGTCAGCAAGCTCTACATCATTAGGATAATAGTTTTGAGAGTCACTAAGAAACAAATTTTATTACTTACTGCGATAAGAAGGTGTGGCAAGTATGGAGAATTCCCTGACATTGATCAGATTTTGCACAACTTAGGTTACAAAACCAGCAAGTCGTCATTGCAGTTCTCAATCCGCGCTTTGGTTAAAAATAACTGGGTGACGAAGCAAGAGCTTGAGTTAAGAAGAGGGCAATCAAGAAGAGTGCTGTCATTAACTCAGGAAGGGTACCGCATTGTAGAAACACATACAAAGACGCAATCCGCTGGTGTTTAACAAGTGCGGGTATGTTTTGTTTTTCTATAAATATATTATTAATAATAAGCTTTAGAAAATAGTATTCATAGAGAGCGAAGAAAACATGCCCGCACTAGACTCAGCAGCTTTATTAACATCGGAAATAACAATGGATGATTCAAAGAGTAACCCAGATGAGACTGAAGGAACGACTAGAGGCAGTAGCCAATCTAAGAAGTCTACAAAGTCAGGAAAAGCGAGACTTACCAATCATCAGTGGGGAGAGCTTATTGCTCTGCTAAAAACAGGTCACTTTACCCAAAAAGAGCTTTCTCTGAAGTTTGGAGTCTCGGTTGGTTCAATTCTTCAAAAGAGAAAGAAGTTGGGCGGTGTAAAAATAGGTGAAGCCTCAACCGCAAAAACAACTCTAGCGGCTATTGATAAGACTGTTATGGCAATGGAAGGCGCTATTGGTTTTAGCACAGTAGAGGCTGGCAGATTAATAACGGAAGCAAAGCGCGAAACCTTTAGACGAGGTGAGTTAATTGGCAAATTAACTGAACACGCTATGACTAAAGCCTTTAGGGATGGGAATGTTGACAGCATTAAAGATACCGTAAAGGTGTTGCTAGATTGCCAAGCTCTTTTTGAAAAGCAATTGAGAATGACGGGATTATGTTTAGGGTTTGAAAATGGCAAGTTCGATACCGCAGCAGATGCGCCTGTCTTAACTATTATCAAGATGACAGATGAGGACATTGCCAATGTCCAAAGTAGCATGAGAGATGATGCCAATGAAGATGATTACATCGAAGATGATTACATCGAAGACGATTACGAAGAAGGTGATGAGGATGATTACGAGGAAATTGAGTGATCCAGCTACACCCAAAGCAGCATGAAGTTTTCAGTAACAAAACGCGATTCAAGGTTGTGGCAGCAGGGAGACGCTGGGGAAAATGTCTAAGTCACGATACGCTTGTTGCTATGGCAGACGGAACGTATAAATTTGTCAAAAATGTGAGAATTGGCGATTTAATTTTAACGATGAATGAAGTTACTCACAAAATAGAACCAAAGCCTGTCCTTAATGTTGAGTGCAATGGAGAAAAGGAGCTAATAAAATTAAAAACAAGATCAGGGAAATTTATAAAAGTTACTAAAAATCACCCTATTTTTGCAAATAATGACTGGGTTAATGCTGAATTAATCAAGATGGGGGATTTGGTCGCTACATCGAAATCAACCACGTTCGGAACAAGTGAAATGCTTGATCACGAGATTGATGTTTTGGCAATATGGCTGGCAGAAGGGTCTGGCTATACAGTAACTAATCAAACTCCAGAGATGGCAAATGTCTTAATTAAATCTGTCAAAGCGTTTGGACATGGAATGACTGCAACAAGCAATGACGGTCTGCATTGGAAAATGTCAAACGGAGACAGATCAGGCGGATCTCAGTCTGGGTCTAACAATCCCGTTAGAATTATGCTAGAAAGGTATGATCTTTTTAAAAGAAATAGCAAGACGAAGTTTATTCCTGATGACGTTTTTAAACTGCCAAAATCTCAGTTAGCTAGATTTTTAAATCTATTCTACGCTTGCGATGGAAACGTATCACTGCGTTCAAAAAACACATGGGGTGTTGAGGTTCAGTTAGCAAATGAGAATATGGTTAGGCAAATCGCAAGACTGTTGATGAAGTTTGGTATAGATGGACAAATACGATATAAAAAGCATAAAGCTAAAAGTTCAATAACGGGAGAAAACTTTGAAAGTTGGAGATTGATAATTTCCGACTCTGAGATGGTTATAAAATTCGCCGACGAGATTGGAATGTTGTCTAAAGAGGTCAATATGCAAAATGCAAAAAGTGCATCACTGACCTCAAGAGGGAATTGCAATTCGTATTTGCCAATAACGCATGATGAATTTGTAGCGCATCTTGACTACATACCTGAGCCAAAATTGGAGTCCAACAATGGTGGTTATAATTTTAAAGTTGCGAGAGATTTGCCAGAAGATCTGAGAGCTGGATTAAATAGTTGGAGAAAGCAAACCTCGTCAAGAGTTTCCAGATATAGGTTTGATTTATTAAGAGAGTATAGCGATGGGTTCTTTGATCGTTTGCGAGATGGGGACATTGCTTGGGAGGAGGTAACATCAATCACTTCGTCTGAAAGTTCTGAAACTTGGGACTTAGAAATAGAGGGTAATCATAATTTTATATCAAATGATGTAATTACCCACAATTCTCGCCTTTCGCAAGTTTCGCTGCTGGACAAAGCTACAGAGAAGGGTGGGCGGCTGGTTTGGTATGTAGCCCCATCATACCGAATGGCAAAACAGATTATGTGGGACGACATGAATCGCTTAATTCCTGACAAATGGGTTAAGCGCAAGAATGAAACCTTTATGAGAATAGAATTAATCAATAATTCTGTTATTGAGCTTAAAGGTGCAGATAATGAGGACAGCTTAAGAGGGGTGGGTCTTGATCATTTGGTATTGGATGAAATGCAAGATATGCGAGCTGGTGTTTGGAGAACGGTTTTAAGACCAACGCTGGCGACAACGGGTGGGACTGGGTTGTTCATTGGCACTTCCAAATCCTACAATCATTTCTATGACGTTTGGGCTAGAGGAATGTCTGGGGAGTCAAGAGCATGGAAGTCTTGGCAATTTACAACAAGTAGTTCTCCGTTCGTTCCCGCTGAGGAAATTGAACAGGGTCGTCAGGATATGGACCCAAAAACGTATCGCCAGGAGATGGAAGCCTCGTTTGAATCAATGGCGGGGCGTGTTTATCATACGTTCGATAGAAAGCTTCATGTTGGAGATTATCCATTTAATCCAAAGCTGCATATTTATGTTGGTCAAGATTTTAATATTGATCCCATGAGTAGTGCCATTTTTCAAATACAACCCAATGGTGATATTTGGGCTGTTGATGAGATTGTTTTGTTTGCATCGAACACTCAAGAGGTGTGTGAGGAATTGGAAAGAAAGTATTGGCGACATCTGAATCAAATAACGATTTATCCTGATCCAGCAGGCGGAGCAAGACAACATGCGCGTGGCGAAACTGATTTAGACATCTTTAGAGAAAAAGGTTTTAAGCGCATTAAGCATCATCGTAAACATCCTAGAATTGCTGATCGCGTTAACTCCGTTAACAAGATGTTATTGTCAGCAGAGGGAACTATAAGAATGCGCGTGGACAGTAAATGCAAAAACCTAATCGAGTCACTAGAGCAAACGATCTACAAAGAGGGCGGAAGAGAGGTTGACAAAGCAATGAGCGTTGAACATTCCGCTGACGCTGCTGGCTATTTTATTCAATATGAATACCCTTGCAGAGTTATAAATATTGGTGGAATAAGTATATAGTAAGTATCTAGTGACTTATTAAATTATATCAGGTATAAGTATCGAAAGTTATATCATCTATAGGCGAATGATAAGTGGATAGTAAAGAGTTGGCGGCATTAGTTAAAAAAAGACATCCTGAGTATGCGTCAAGAGTTGACGATTGGGACTTTCTTGAGCTGGGTTACGAAGGTGGTAGGGAATGGTTCAATGGAAATATCTTTAGATATTTGAAAGAGGGTGATATTGAATTTAAAGATAGGATAAGTAGAGCCTATAGATTCAATCACTCAAAAGAAATTGTTGATTTGGTCTGTAAGTACATTTTTAAGTCAAAAATATATAGAAATGAAAACAATGCCCCAGAGGAAATTGTTAGATTTTGGGAAAAGGCTACTAAGAATGGGCAATCATCTATAGAGAAATTTGTTCGTCAAATAGCCAGAGATTCATCCATCTATGGAAGGATTTGGATTGTTGTTGACAACGATAGAGCTGAAGACAGCGATGCCATCTCAGAGGGCGAGATTCCAAGAGAGTACGCTTACATTGTAAAGCCGCAGCATGTATTAGATATGAGCTACGATGATGATGGCGAGCTTAACTGGATTATGATTGCAGAGACGTTTAGAAATAATGCAGATCCTTTTTCCAAGAATGATGGAATTAATAGCCGATTCAGACTGTGGACAAAAAATGAATGGTTCTTAATTGAAAAGACTGATGACAATGCAATTGATATCTCAGGAAAGAATCTTAACGTAATTGAAGAAGGGATTCATGGGTTAGGGATTGTGCCGGCATTTCCTCACGATCACAATGACACAGATGAGCTTTATTCTTCACCTTCTCTTATTTCAGATATTGCTTATTTGGACAGGGCTTGTGCAAACTACCTATCTAATCTTGATGCAATTATTCAGGATCAGACCTTTTCTCAACTTGCCATTCCTGCACAGGGTTTAATGCCTGGAGAGGAAATGTATAGCAAAATGACAGAGATGGGAACAAAGAGAATATTTGGATTTGACGGGGAGGGCGGCGCTCAACCTTTCTATCTATCACCAGACCCAAGACAGGCTGAGTTAATTATTACCGCTATTAGCAAGATCATTAACGAGATTTATCACACAGTAGGGATGGCTGGGGAACGCACAAAGTCAGACAACTCGGTAGGTATCGATAACAGCTCTGGCGTTGCAAAAGCTTATGACTTTGAACGTGTAAATGCCTTGTTGACAACTAAAGCAGTGGCTTTGAAGCGTGCAGAAATAAAAATGGCATACTTGGTTATGCGTTGGAATGGGGACGATGCAGTTAGCGAAGAGGATATTGAAAAGTTTATCACTTACCCAGAAACATTTGATGTTCGCGGCATTAATGACGAGTTTTCAATTGCAGAGTCTCTCACGTTAATAGAAGCGCCTATTGAAATGATTCGTCAGCAAATGAAGGTGTTGGTAGATAAGTTATATCCAACCATAGAGGATGTGTTGAAAAATGAAATGATTGCAGCAATCGATAAGATGGAAACAGCTGCAACGATGATGAAAGATGCTGGAGGAAATCTGCCAACATCAATGCCAAATACTGGGTTTAAAGGCAATACTCAGGGCGAAAGTAACAACAGTGACTAAGTAATTAAATTTTAATAATAGGAAATAGACAAATGGCATTTGGGATATTGAGAAGCAAGTTACAAGCTAGAGGGTATTGGGAAGAGTCTAATGGAGACGAGGGTCAAGGCGGAGCTGGCGAGACAAATGAATCTGCCGATAAGATTAAAGCGGATGCGCTTGCGGAGATTGACGCTGCTAAGTTAGCTGCTGATACGGCTGGGAAAATGTCAGATAAAGAGGCTGACCTTCTTAAAGAGGTTATGAAGCACAAGACCAAAAGCAAAGAGAATGAAACTGCTCTTTTGGCAATGAAGGCTGAATTATCTAAGTTTGACGGCATTGACCTTGATGAAATTAAGCAGCTATTGAGCAGTAAAAAGGATTCAGAGAATAAAAAGCTTGAAGATCAAGGTCAGTGGGACTTGCTAAAGAAGCAAATGGCTGAGGAAAACTCTAAATTGGTTAAGGTTCATGCTGACAAAAGTCTTGAATTGCAAGCACTTGCTGACTTCCAACAGCAGACTATTAACAAGCTTACTTTAGGGCATTCGTTCAATACCTCAAACTTTATCAACAATGAATTAACTTTGTCATCTGACAAAACTCGCATCATTTACGGGTCACATTTTGAGCTAGAGGGCGATAAGATCGTTGCTTATGACAAGCCAAAAGGCTCTCAAGATCGTATGCAACTGGTAGACGCAAGTGGCGACTCTTTGGGCTTTGAGGAGTCAATGCGTAAAATTGTCGAATCAGACCCTGACAAGGATCGTTTGATAAAGGTGAAGGCAAAATCTGGATCAGGTTCTTCAACCGCTGGCGTAAAGATTGATCTAAGTATGCAATCTAATCTAAAAGGAATTGATAAAATATCTAAAGCATTAGACCAGCAAAATAAATAACTGTTGACAATCAAGCCTTTAAGTGGATAATGTAAGTCACGGATGACTTACTTCATAAGCATAAGAGAACTTGCTAACGAAGCAATAGCCGCTTACGAAATTACCCACTGATAAGAGAACTTCGGTAGAGGTTAACACCACTTTAATTTATACTGGAGATTCAAATGTCTTTACTAAAAACTGTAGCTGAACATTTAACCAACAATCAATTAGTTTCTGGCGTTATTGAAGAAATTATTGATAAAGATCAACTGTTTGCTCAAATTCCATTTACTCGCGTAGATGGCAAAGCTTATGTCTACAACAGAGAAGACCCTTCTTCTTGGGATTCTGCAAATGTTGACGGTTTAAGCAATTCTATTGAGCCAACATTTACAGATGTTGGAACAGCCATTTCTGAAAAAGCTGCAAAGGTTATTGAAGTTACAACAAACTTACGCACTTTGATTGGCGATGTTGATGTAGATAAATTCTTGCAATCTGTTTACAGCAACACCAACGATCAACGCGCTATCCAAATTGCGCAAAAAGCAAAAGCGATGGGTCGTAAATTCCGTAGAACTTTGGTTCAAGGAAACAACGCCGTTAACAGTCTTGAGTTTGATGGCATTTATAAATTATCTTTAGGTAATTCTGCTCAAACTTTCGCCGCTGCAAGTAGCGCAAGTGGACAAGCTATCACATTTGACCTTTTGGATCGTTTGTTAGATATGATTCCAAATGGAGCAGATGCAATCGTTATGCGTCCATCTACTTTAAGAGCTTATCGCCAGTTGGTTAGAGGCTTGGGTGGTACTATTCCTGAAAGCGTAATGATTCACGAATTTGGTCAAAGCGTCCCTTCTCATAATGGCGTGCCTATTCTTGTTAACGAATTTTTACCTGTTACTGAGACATTTGGCGGCGCTGTAACTGGCGGAGCATTAGGTTCTATTTACGGCGTTAGATTTAATCAAATCGATGGCTTACACGGTCTTTACGGCGGCGACAATGCTGGTATCGTTGTAGAAGATTTAGGAACTGTGCAAAATCTTGACGCAACTCGTACTCGTTTAAAATGGTACTGTGGATTAGCTCTTAAATCTACTAAATCATTGGCTCGTATCACTGGCGTTCAGGTTTAATCTGAATCAGTAATGTGAACAAATTAAGGAGTCTTCGGACTCCTTTTTGTGTTTAGCGATAACGGTATTAAGGTGAAGAATATGTATAGATTAGCATCAGATGGTTTTAGAAATTACACAGGCATCTTCGGACGTGTTCAGTTTGAAAATGGCGAAACAAGTCAGGAATTAACTCTGAGACAAATTAACAATATCGGAGGACTGATTGTTCTTGAAAAGGTATTGGAAAATGGAGACTTCTTTCAAGTTGGTCCACACTCTACAGACCCTATATCGCTTGCTTATATTAAGCATCTTGTTGAAGAGACTGGCAATAGTTACGAATCTACATTAAAAGCTAATGACGATAAGGTTGCTGTTGTTGTCGATGAAGTTGTTACAACTGATTCCCCTGTCGCAAGTAAAGGTAATTCATTATTTTCAATTGAGCAGCTTGAAGCCGTTGCTGACAAGTCTGGGATAGTTGGGCTAAGAGAGTTGTCAGACCCTTATGGGATAAAAGCGCGTTCAGTTTCTGAGATCATCAACGCATTGTTAGAGATTACGGTATAGCAATGAATGCCTATATTGCTGGTACTTCGACGGTTATAGATATTCAGCTTAATTATGCCGATGGGTCACAAGTTGATGTTGAGTCAGTAGTCTACAGTCTATATGACGAAAGTGACGTTGCCCTTATAGATGAGGAATCACTATTATCATTCGTTTATGGA